GCAAACAACGGTGGATGGTATGCAGACGGGAGAACAAGATGCCCGATAGAAGAACATTATGCGTTGCCGAAAGATGGGTACTGCCATTTGTGGGAGAAACGGAGTGTTACGGATGACGATTATCCAGAAAGGCGGGAAGATGAGCACTAAGCTGGTGAGATATAAGGATGTCTGCAATGCAGTTATCCCCATGATTGCAGATATGCTGCAAAAGGGGGATATAGAGCCGGCGATTAACACGCTCAAGGCGCTGGGAGCGCTGGAGGATGTAGATCCGGCAAAAGCGCTGAAGGAGTACTGCAAGACACATTCATACGATTGCAAAGGCTGTAGGTATTTGGATATCGGCGGGCACGATGGGTGTGCCTGCGATGAGGGAGGGCCGGAGGCATGGGAGATATGAGCAGACTTGACGACGAGGAGCAGTACGAGTGGATCAGGCGATGGTCCACCAAACAGCGCCGGATGCAGACAGAGATCCTGCAGGCCCGCATGGCACACAGAGATGGGGCAATCTCGTGGATCCGGATGCAGGTGATCATCGCACGGATCCGGAGAAAGTACCGGAGGGCGGACTAGACGTTTTGCTAAGGCGTAGAGCAAGGAGAAAATGATTTAGCATGGAGGGGTACGAATATGCCACCTCCATGCGTTGTAACGATTTGATCTAGCGCAGAGACGAGAACAAACGCAAGAAAGGGTACGTATGAAGCGCTACAAGGCAGAAAGTGAGGATAAGGAATGAGATACATAGACCATATAAGAAATATGTCAGACGACCAGTTGGCGTACTTCCTCAATGCCATACAACCCGAAATTACACTATGGAGTTTGTCAATGATGAGGGCATTGAGCCGAAAACCCTATAAGGGAGTAGATGCATTAAACGGAACAAACGGCGATACAAGAACGCTTATGAGCATTTTATACAAGGATTTCGATTACGAAATGAAGCTGATGGATGAAGAACGAAATCAAAGCCTTGACGATTTGCACGATTACGCAAGCGGAAATGACTTGAAACGAGCATTAGGACATCCTGAATTACAGAAAGAACGAGAATTGCCAAAAGCGCCAGAAGACACACAGCAGGCAGAAAGTGAGGAACATCATGATTGAAAAAACATGTTTTTTAGATAAAAAGTCAAGAAGTCAAGATGATTTCCTATTCTTTTAGTCTTAAGTAAAATAACATCAATAATTTTTAATGATAAAAACGCCTAAAAAAGAAAGAATAGAGTTATCTTGACTTCTTGACTTATCTTGACTTGTTTTTCTGTAGCAGATTAAAAGTTTAAGCATGCCTTATGTGTACACCCTATCAATTTTAGTGTATAATTTGATTAAGTGAGGTGATGACGGTTATGGTTAAAACGAGAGATGCAGCTAAAGTGATTGCGTCTAAAGACAACCTAATAAAGATTACGGCTTGGACACGAGATGGATTAAGCGAATATCAGATTGCGAATAATTTAGGCGTTCATCCAAACACTTTTTGCAGAGCGAAAAAGCACAAAGAATATGGTCCAGCTATCTGCAACGCTTTAGCACACGGTCGAGAAGTTACGGATATTGAAGTTGAAAATGCACTGTATAAACGCGCACTTGGATACACGTATGACGAGATCAAAGAAGAATACGAAACAGGAATACTTGTAAAAAGAACGGTTACGACCAAGATGGTTCCACCTGATACGGGTGCTCAGATCTTTTGGTTGAAAAACAGAAATCCCGAAAAGTGGAAAGACAGACGTGAGGTCGATAATATGGCAGCTCTCGACCGTCTTGATGAGGTTTTGGGACAGATCAAAGGTGTGGAGTAATCATTCCGAAAGATGCTCAAAAATCGCGTTTCTAGGACATTTCAGACCTAGGCATATAAATCTATTAAAATCGCCCGAAAGCTCCTAGAAACGCGAACGAGCATGGCTCTGGGCATGTCCTAGACGAGCCGACAAGGTAACTTGTTTGGAACGCAGTAGTGGTTGAAGCAAGAATCCCACGACTTTAGTCATGTGGAGTGTCAAATGTTTATATTTACATTTTGCATTCGTAGCTCAGTCGGTAGAGCACTTGACTTTTAATCAAGTTGTCACGAGTTCGAATCTCGTCGGATGCATGCGGGTTGCACGCGGGTGTCTGCGTGCAGGCGCTTAACAGCAACGCTGTATTGTGCAGGGCGTTTTGGAAGTGCACCCAGCGTCCTGCTCTTTTGGAGAGGTATCGAAGCGGTCATAACGAGGCGGTCTTGAAAACCGTTTGGCGGCAACGCCACATGGGTTCGAATCCCATCCTCTCCGCTCTGCTCCCGTGGTGGAATTGGCATACACAGCAGACTTAAAATCTGCGGGCGAATAGCCTTGCGAGTTCGAATCTCGCCGGAAGCATGCCCCTAAGTAGCGTAGTGTACACGGGGCGTCGTTTGAAACAACGGTGTCCTAGCTACAAGGCCCGAGCCTAAACCGGGAAGGAAAGGCTATGTGCTGTGAGCGGCGCATACCATGACAAGCCGCACGGTATAATGTCTCCACGTGCGGCACGCTCACTTTTGGGACTGTAGCCAAGCGGTAAGGCAACGGACTTTGACTCCGTCATGCGCTGGTTCGAATCCAGCCAGTCCTGCTAGCAAGCGTTAGATTATTTTATGACCTGATACGGAGATAGTAATGCCTTTTACAGAGAAACAGCAGGAATTTTTCAATAATGCAAACCATAGGTGGAATTTTAAAATCGGAGCTACGAGATCAGGTAAAACCTATGGCGATTATTTCTGGATTCCTAAACGCATTAGAAATCGCATCGGTAAGCCTGGTCTTTCCGTAGTTTTGGGAGTTAGCAAAAGCACTATTGAAAGAAACGTTATTGGACCGATGCGCGAAATGTGGGGATCAGATCTTGTCGGACGAATTGCCTCAGATAATACTTGCTATTTGTTCGGCGAACGATGTTATTGTCTTGGAGCTGAAAAAGTTAATCAGGTGTCAAAATTAAGAGGCGCGTCTTTCAAATACGTTTACGGCGATGAGGTTGCCGAATGGAACCAAGAGGTTTTTGATCTTCTGAAATCTCGTCTCGATCAACCGCATTCGTGCTTTGATGGATCGTTAAACCCAGAAAGTCCTACGCATTGGCTTAAAACTTTTCTTGATTCTGACGCGGACATTTATCAGCAGCATTACACCATTTTCGATAATAAATTCCTTCCTAAGGAGTTTGTAGAAGAGTTGTGCAAAGAGTACGCTGGCACAGTGTACTATAAGCGGTATATTTTGGGCGAATGGGCATTGGCTGAAGGCCTCATTTATCCGATGTACGAAGATTGCTTTGCTGCTGCTGTAGGAAATCCTGAAGAATATTGCTTGAGCATTGATTACGGCACGCTGAATGCTTTTGCCGCAATTTTGTGGGGAAAATTTGGCGACATTTGGTACGGAATAAAGGAATACTATTACTCAGGAAGAAATACCGGCATTCAAAAAACGGACGAAGATTACGCTCATGACCTTGATGAATTTGTAGGAAATCTTACAAATCTCGAAACAATTATCGACCCATCTGCCGCATCATTTATTACGCTTTTGAGAAAACGCAGGGGAAAATACGTAGTTAAGAAAGCTAATAATGATGTAGATAATGGACTACGAGAAACTGCCGTTGCCCTAAAGATCGGAAAAATTAAAATTTCTCCATCTATGAAAAACTGGAGGAAAGAAGCCGGCGGTTATGTATGGGATGCGAAGCAAGAAAAAGATGCTCCACTTAAGGAAAACGATCATTTGATGGATGCGACGCGGTACTTCGTAAAAACGAAGCGCATCAGTAAAGTCATGGAAAGTTACCATTCGCCGTTTGAAAGGAGAAGGTTGTAAGTATGCTTACGTTTCAAGATTTTGAAAAGGCAACAGATAGAGAATCTTTTATCAGTACCGCGATCAATGAGCATGTGCATAGCGAGGAATATTTAACTGCTAAGTCCGCTGACGCGTATGATCATCAAAAAAATGAAACGGTTTGCAACTACATCCGTCTCATTTTTAACACTATTGGAACGCCGATTGAAGATTTTACGGCAAGTAATAATAAGATCGCGTCGAATTTTTTTCACCGCTTAAACACGCAGCGCTGCGAGTACCTCATTGGTAATGGAGTTTCTTTCTCAGATAATACGAGAGAAGTTTATGACGAGGACAACAACAAGACGGTTATCGACGAAACGAAAGAGGCCCTAGGGAAAAGATTCGACAACGATCTGAAGGAATTAGTTTATTACGGTCTCATTCATGGCACGTCTTATGGATATTGGACGGTAGACAGTGAAAAGGGCAATCGGCTTTACGTATTTAAGCTAACCGAGTTCAAAGCGCTTTTTGACGAGGAAACGGGCGTAATGCGAGCCGGCATACGGTTTTGGCAAATTGATACGACAAAACCGATGTATGCTGTACTTTATGAGGAAGACGGCTATACAAAATATAAAAGCGAAAGCGGAATTTTCGGTTTTAAGGAAATTCAGCCGAAGCGCGCGTATAAAACTATCGTCAATAAGAGCGAATTTGATGGCGAAGTAATCGTAGGTGAAGAAAATTTTTCTTCTATCCCTGTAATTCCATTTTATGGCAGCCAGCTTAAACAGTCCACCCTAGTTGGTATGCGGCCAGCCATTGACAGTTTTGACCTTATCAATTCAGGTTTTGCAAACGATCTTTCTGACTGTGCTCAAATTTATTGGCTGCTCGAAAATTGTGGGGGCATGTCTGATGCGGAAATTGAACGCTTTCGCGATCGCTTAAAGTTTAACCATATCGCTGTCGCTGACACTGACGAAAGTAAGGTTACGCCTTATACACAAGAAATTCCATATGCTGCTAGAAAGGAATATCTCAATCATATCAGGGCTTGCATCTATGAGGATTTTGGCGGTCTCGATGTCCATACTATTGCGGCCGGAGCTACCAACGATCATATCGATGCGGCTTACCAGCCAATGGACGAAGAGGCGGACGATCTCGAATTCCAGATAGATGAATTTATTCAGCAAATTCTTAACCTGATGGGGATTGAAGATTCTCCCGTTTTTAAGCGCAATAGAATAAGCAACCAGAAAGAGCAAACGGATATGGTCCTTTCTGCCGCAGATTATTTGGACGATGAGACGATTCTTTCGAAGCTGCCATTCATCACGGTTGATGAGATTTATCGGATTCTTGCAAATAAAGACGCTGAAGACCAGGAAACTTTCGCTCAAGAGGAAGATATGGAGGATGAAGAGGCGAAGAAGAAATAATATTGGTATATGCTAGTAAAGCGAACTGCATAGAGAGGGTCTCTGTCGAAAGATAGAGACCTGGTTTTGAATTAAAGCAAAATTATTTGCCGTTATAAATTGGGAGTGAACAATATGCCTGACCTTGGCGCAAAGTATACAGATGACCAAATTATTCAAATGGAAAAACAATTGAAATCTGTGTACAATCAAGCATATAAAGATATTCTTCAAAAGCAGAAAGATTTCAATAAGAAATATGAGGAAAAAGAGGCCAAGTACAAAGAAAAAGTCGCAAAAGGGCAGATGAGTCAAGAAGAATTTGACTCATGGAAGAAAGGCCAAGTGTTTCAAGGCGAACAATGGCAAAATAAAAAGAAGGACATTCTCAATATCATTTATAATAGCAACAAGATTGCAACCGACATTGTAAATGGTAAAACGCAAAATGTTTTTACATTTAATGCCAATTATATGTCATATGAACTTGAACATGGGGCTGGAGTAAACTTTGGCTTTTCTTTGTATGATTCTGCAACTGTAGTTAACTTGATCAAAAACGATCCTCAGCTTTTGCCAGAATGGAAAATAAATAAGGCTAAAGATTATACTTGGAACCAGAAAAAATTAAACCGTCAAATATCATTAGGAATAATTGAGGGCGAAAGTCTTGATAAAATCGCTACAAGATTCAGTGATTCTCTTGCTACTCAGAATTTTAATAAAATGAGAACTTTTGCCAGAACAGCGATGACTGGAGCTCAGAATTCCGGCAGACAAACAACTCTTGAAAATGCAAAAGGCCTTGGGATTAAACTTAAAAAAGAGTGGATGGCTACGCTTGACGATCATACTAGAATAAACCACATATTATTAGATGGGCAGAAAGTAAATACGGATGATGATTTTGAAGTTGACGGGCTAAAAATCCGTTATCCTGGCGATCCTCAAGCCGTTCCAGCTATGACATATAACTGTCGTTGTACGATGGTTGGAGACATTGAGGATTATCCTGCCACTTATGATAGATATGATAATATTGACGGTAAACCCATCAAAAATATGACGTATGCCGAATGGGAGGCTGCTAAATCTAAAGGTGAAGATAAGTAACAATACTTATAAGGAAAAATGATATGGCCGATATCGAAATTAAAGAAAATCATACAGATGAAGTGTTAAAAGCTCTTGATGAGGCTGCTCCTAAAATTTTGGAAATGATAGGGATTAAAGCTGAAAAATATGCAAAGGCTTTGTGCCCTGTTGGTACAGTAGAATCTACAGGAATAAAAGGGTATAGAGGCGGCACTCTTAGGAATTCCATTACGCATCAAGTAGAAGATAAGACTGTGCTACTCGGAACCAATGTAGAATATGCTCCTTATGTAGAACTTGGCACAGGTCCTAATTTTACGCCTCCGCCTGAATGGGAGAGTTTTGATGTACCTACACCAAAAGGCACTGGGCATGGATATGTAAAGCCAAGGCCTTATCTGAGACCAGCGATAGAAGATCATTTGGATGAGTACAAGGATATAATAGAAAACGAATTAAAAAATGTCTGAGCTTTTTGCTCAGGCATTTATCTTTATAATTAAAGCGGTTTTATTTACATTATCATGTTAATCGTATGAAATTCTATATAAAATCTTATTCTATCTTTTGTATGTATTTACATCACCAATGTCTTGCTATATAATCAAATTCATAGGTAGAAGCAGTTACCTGACTCTAAGGCAAAGAAATGCCCCGAAGAAAAGGAGAGGAAAATGGCATTAACTAGAGCAATGCTCAAAGGTATGGGTTTGACTGATGAACAAATCGGAGCCATTATCGAAGAGCACACAAACGTAACCGGTGGGCTTAAGGACCAAATTAAAGCTCTGAAAGAATCCGCGGATAAACTTCCAGAGGTTGAAAAGGAACTTAATGATCTTAAGGCAGGGAATGATGATTGGAAAGGTAAGTACGAGAAGGAGCATAAAGCCTTTGATGACTACAGAAAGGACATTTCCAATAAGGAGACGCTTGCTAAAGTAAAAGCTGCGTACCGTAAACTGCTGAAGGACGCTAATGTTGGTGAAAGTCATCATGATTCTATCCTTAAGGTTACAGATTTCAGCAATATCAAACTGAACGAAGATGGTACTCTCGCTGATGCCGACAAGCTAACTGATGCAATTAAGAAAGATTGGAGTGGTTTTATCGTTACTCCCAGCACAAAAGGGGCTGGCGCGGCAACTCCTCCCGGAGGAAGTGATGCTAAGCCTAGTGGAAGGGCGGCTCAGTTGGCGGCTCAATATCACGACAATCTGTATGGAAAGGTAAAGGAGAATTAAAATGTCTTTTAACGGAAGCCATAACGGCCAGACTTATGCTCCTGGCTGGTTTCTAGCAAACAATGAGGATTGCACAAGATTTACTAAGACAATTCCTCAGACCCTTGCAACCGATGCTCCAGATGGCACGAAGTATGTGAAAATGGGCACGGTTTTCCCCGCAAATGATGGTACTGCAACGGGTATCGTCTATGAGGATGTGGATGTAACGCGTGGCGATATGCCTGGCTCGGTAGTTGTTAAGGGTGAGGTTTATGCTGATAAACTTGCCGCAGAACTTAATGCTGAGGCAAAAACGGCACTTGAGGCACGGGGATTTGTATTTATCACGGCTAGCCCTGAGACTACCCGCCCTTATTGAAATTTGGAGGTATAACGATGGATTGGGAGAATGGCATTTTTGGAAAAATTCCTCAGACGGAGTGGTTGGATGTCGGTTTTAATGTTACCCGTCAAAATGATCCTATCGATGGACTTTTTGGAGATACTAAGACCGATAACCTGGTAGCCGAGTGGGAATCTATCGCCAATGAGTATCAAATTCCTGTCATGGCGCAGTTTCACGCTTTTGATACGGAATCTCAGAAGACTTTCAGGATTCCGATTGATACCCACAACGTAGAAAAGGGTCTGATTAAGGTTAAGATTAATCAATCTGAAAGAATGAGAGCCCTTACCCGCGCTGGCGTTCAAAATGATGCAATGTTTGACTACGTTATCAATGACGGCATTCGTCTTGCCGATCAGGTGTTTACAAGGTCTAAGGTTGCAAAGAACGAGCTGATGGCTACCGGTAAGGTTACTATTAAGGAGAACGACCTTAATCTTACCGTCGATTATGGAGTTCCGAAAGCTAATACTGCATATACACTCGATTTTAGTGCTGGCGCTACTGATGATATTGCAACACAAATTCAGGCCATTATTGATGATGCTACCAGCAAGGGCGTAACTATTAATGGCATGATGACCTCTAAGGCAAGCATTTCTAAGCTGAGAAATAATGAGGCTCTGCAGGTCATTATTGGCGGCGCTTCTGCGAAAGGCCAGTTGATTCGTAGAGCTGCTCTTGATGCATATCTGGAAGAGGAGTTTGGGATTGATACCATTATCACAAACGATCTTACCTATGGCAAGAGTGCTACGATTGGCGCAGACGGTCGTCCGGTAATTGCTACCGCTAGATATTTCCCTAAGGATAAGGTCACATTTTTTGCTAGTAATCCCGGCGGAAAGCTTGGTACTGGTCTGTGGGGAAATCCTCCCGAGGTTGATGATTTTGAGATTAGGGTAGGTTCTTCTGGAGTTTCCCCTTATGTGTACGTGAGTCAGTGGTTTGAGCAAGATCCTCATGTTCTTTGGACTAAGGCTTCCGCATTATTTATGCCTGTGCTTTATAACCCGGATTCTCTGTTCATTGCAAGCGTAAAGGGATAAAATGGAGTTGAGGTATGCTGGAGCAAATTTTAGATTTTATCCATAATTATTTCGTGAAAGAGGTACATCGTGGAAAGTTTAAAATTTCCGGCAATACCTTAAACGTAGATTTTCTTCAAAAGGGTCAATATTACAGGGTGATAGGTTCCGTCTTTAATGACGGTATCTATAAATATTCTTCAGACCAGCTAACGGATGAAGAATTCACCGGCGAAGTTTGGGCGATGTCTGTTCCTCCTGCAGTCATCGCCCTTGCTGGTGAAATTGAAGATTGGTTGAAAAAATACGGCGATGCGATGAATAGTCCTTTCCAATCTGAAAGTTTTGGAGGATATTCCTATTCTAAAGGATCGACTGGGTCAAGCAATAATAGTGATTCTGCAAACGCCGCTGATTGGAGAAAAGTATTTGGAAGCCGCCTTAATCACTGGAGGAAAATTAATAGCGATTTTGTTATTCCTATTAAACTAAAAAATACCATATCTAGTCCAATTTCTTCTTATGTTACCAGAGAAGAAGTAAATGACATGATACAAGATGCAACTCATAACGTGTTAAGAGCCGAGGACGATTGACATGAGTTTGCTTGATGAAGCAATGGACAAATGCCAGTATATGGACAAAGTTCGGGTTCCGGACGGCTATGGCGGGGTAACTACGACGTGGCAGGACGGGGCAGGATTTTATGCGGCCATTGTGTTCGACACCTCAATGGAAGCCCGCGTTGCGGATAAGCAGGGAGTGACTAGTCTTTATACTATTACTACTCGCAAAAATTTAACTCTTGAATATCATGATGTATTCAGACGATTGAGAGATGGTAAAATATTTAGAGTTACGTCTGATGGTGATGATAAACATACCCCGGCAAGCGCAAGCCTTGATATGCGTCAGGTAACTGCAGAGGAATTTGTTTTGCCAACAAATTAAACAAATTAATGGTATAATATCAGTATGAAATATTGTGTTTATTGTCATACAAACAAAATAAACGGTAAAAAGTATATTGGGATTACATCTCAAAAACCAGAGCATAGATGGCGAAATGGTGAGGGATATAAGAACAATGAATATTTTTACCATTCAATTCAAAAGTATGGATGGCATAATTTTTCTCACGAAATATTATATACCGATTTATCTAAAATCGAAGCTGAAAACTTAGAGATAAAGTTAATTGCTGAATATGATACCACAAAAAATGAGAACGGTTATAATATTGAATCTGGTGGAAATAGTACCGAAAAATTTACAGACGAAATAAAACAAAAAATAAGCAATGCGTTAAAAGGTCACACTTGTTCTGAAAAAACAAAACAGAAAATAAGCATTGCTAATAAAGGAAAGCCTAACAAAAATAAAGGTTGTAAAATGTCACCTGAACTTATACAAAAAAATAGTGCGTGTCATTTAGGACAAAAAGCATGGAATAAAGGCAGGACATGGTCAGCCGAAGAAAGGGCAAAGTGCGGTGGTAAAATGGTAAAATGCGTAGAATTAAATCGCATATATCGAACAGCACATGAAGCTAGCAAAGAATTAGGTATTGATTTTTCGTCTATTTGTAAGTGTAGGCGTGGCGAAGCAAAAACCGCAGGTGGTTATCACTGGGAGGAATGGAGTTTACCGAATGGATAAGGCACAAGCAATACATGAATTCTGGTCATCATTCGGGCTTACAGCCTATGATGAAAATACTGTCCCAGATGATGCTGTCATGCCTTATATTACGTATTCTTCTAATACGGATAGTTTAGGCGGTCCTCTTACACTATACGGCTCGCTTTGGTATAAATCCTATTCCTGGGAAGAAATATCAAAGAAAACGGAAGAAATCGCTAAATTCATATATAAAATGAAACCTATCCAAATTGACGGCGGATATTTATGGATAAATAAAGGGTCCCCGTTTGCACAAAGAATGTCTGACCCTAGTGACGATTTAATTAGACGTGTGTACATTAATATCGACGTAGAATTTTTAACCGCATATTGAGAGGTAAATAATTATGGGAGCTTTTACTGTTATTCCTCAAAGCACTTTCAAAGCATTGCAGCTTGATGCAGGAATTTTACTTAAGACGTTTAACCCTGCAAAGCCGTCTGTGAAAGATGAGGATATTATTTGCGCTACTACTGGAGGCATTAACCCAGTTTGCAAGCCTAACTATTCGGATTTTGGAGAGGATGTAGATAACTGCCCGAACAACATGAAAGAGCTTAAACATCTTGATTCTTGGGATTGTTCTATCGCTTTTACTGCTCTCGGTACATCAACAGAACTGATCAGAATGGCACTCGGTGCAGCAGACATTGATGGAACGGATACTACAAAAATTGTTCCTAGAGCTGATCTTGCACAAACTGATTTTTCCGATATTTGGTGGGTTGGTGATAAAGCTGATGGCGGTTTTGTTGCTATCCAGCTTTTGAATGCTCTGTCGACAGAAGGTTTTTCACTTCAAACATTTCTACTCACACGCCCCATGCGGGGCGTGACAATCACTGGGAG